TCCGCTGTTTAGATTCGTTACTGGCAAGTTACCTGTAACGCCATTGGCTAGATTTATTTGCGCCCATGCCGGATTATTTGAAGTTCCAGTATTTGATAAATAACGAGTTGCAGTAGTACTTTTTGCAAGAGCAGAAATAGTATTGGCTGCGCTGCCATAAAATATATCACCTTGTGCGCAAGAAGATAATCCAGTTCCCCCACGAGTTACCGCTAATTGCCCAGTCCATCCAAGAGTTAATGAAACAGATTGTAACAATGCCGTAGCTGGCGTACCGCCAAGGGTTAAAGTAACATTTGTATCATCTGTTTTGGTTAATGCAGCAGGGGTTATTGTAGGCTGATACCCTGGTATAGTTAATCCAGAGGGCAATGTGGTGCTTATACTAGGGACACTTGAGCCATTAGTTACAAGCACCCCGTCAGCTAAAGATGAAAGGCCCGAAACAGCCGTGCCACTTGCAGCATACCAAGCCACTTGATTAATGTTACCTGAGTTTACAGTGCCGCTTCCCGCAGGAGCCGCCCAAGTTCCGTCACCCCTCCAAAACGTACCGGATGTGGCGCCCGTTCCTGAGTTTAAATGGGTTACGGCCAAATTCCCTGACACGTAGGTTGCCAAGTCAATTGGCGTTGCGTTCCACGTTCCCGTGGTAACAGTGCCTAGGGTTGTAATAGATGTTTGGCCAACGTATGTGGCTGCAATATCGATAACCGGAGTAGTTCCACCTGTCGATGTAATTCGGTTTGTTGTTCCTGAAACACTGGTTACACCAGTTCCAGGAGGTGTTCCCCATGTTCCATCACCTCGCCAGTAAGTACCTGATGAGGCACCAGTACCGCTATTTAAATGAGTAACAGCAAGATTCCCACTTACATAGGTTGCCAAATCAATGGGTGTCGCGTTCCACGTTCCTGTTGACACTGTGCCTAGTGTGGTTATTGAAGTCTGCCCAACATAAGTTGCGGCAATATCAATTACAGGGGTCGTTCCGCCAGTGGATGTGATTCTGTTTAAAGTCCCAGTTACGCTTACAACGGTTCCAGCAGCCGTACTAAATGAAGTCCACGTAACGCCATCAACCGTTCCTTCAAAAACCGAAGTCTGGGTATTAAAACGCATAGTTCCAGCAGCGCCAGCTTGTTGTGCGGTGGTTCCTTGAGGCAAAGTAACCCCACCAGTTCCAGGCAATACAGCGTTTGAAACCAAAGATACAGTTACGTTTCCAGTTGGAGAGCTTGCAGCAATTTGCCCAGCAGTTCCGGTTAATGATTGAACCCCAATTGTGTTTGAGGTGTATTGTAAATCCCAAGAAGCAGCAGCCGTTCCAGCGACCCCATTATAAGTAAGAAGCGCCTGGGTTAATGGTTGCATGGTTACAACAGCGTTTGAACCTGATGAAACAACAAACAACGCATTGCTAGAGTCATTAATTAATCGGTATGTTTGACCTGTTGCAAGAGTTGCAACAACTGGCATTTGTGCAGTTTGGAAAGTTGCTCCGCTAAATATTTGTTGACCTGCACTTGCCACTGTCAATGTGGTTGTACCCCCGCTATTGGTAACTAAAGCAGTTCCAGCTAGGAAGTTGTTAGCCGAAAGATTGCTGTTAGCGTCCCAACCCGCAAAAGCAGTCGCGGTGGGTACGATTGTTACCGAGCCAACACCTGTACCCCCTCTGGCTATGGCAAGGAGTCCAGTCCAGCCAAGGGTCATCGTGACGGATTGAAGTAACGCTGTTGCGGGCGTGCCTGTTAATGTCACCGTAACGTTGGCATCATCCACTTTAGTCAATGGGGAAGGTGTGTAAGAAGCACCAAATTGGGCTGCAAAGTCTGAAAACCGCATTGCAGTGTCATCGCCAAGCCCATAAGGTGAGCGACCAAAATACATCAAATCCGTTGTTTGATTCGTTACAATAGGGTTGTCTTGATAGACCTGCAATATATTTTTAGACATGCTTGTAATCCCTTACAATAATGTTAATCGCTCTCCACTCAAAAGAGTGAACGGTGTGGTATCAAGCCATAGAAAATAGTCTTCTATAATCCCTTGGCCCATGCCGTAAGCAATAACTATGATTAATCCACCATATGCACCTTGCATCTTTAATTCCATTTAAAAGAAGGGGGAAATTAATCCCCCTGGGCTTATTACTTCATGATGATGTAGTTGAATGTTCCAACGCCCGCATCAGCAGAACTGGTTACTACAAAGCTTCCGTTACCTGGTACGATTTTCAGTACAGAGGCAGCGTTTGCTTGAGTATTCCAGTTACCAATCACGTTACTTCCAGAAGTACAGAAAGCATCAGTGAATGACTGAGCAGCAGCACCACCAGCAGCGGCAGCACCTGCAACTGATTTCATACGAACCGCAGCTGTAGAAACTACCACGCCACCAGTTGCAGCACCGATATCAGGAACCGTATAAACAGTAGACTGACCTATTGTACCGCTAGTGATTGTGGTGTTGAACGCGCCACCAGCATTACCAGCAGCAATAATCATGGTTCCGTTTGCAGCAGTCGCAGGGAAAGCAACAAACGTACCAGCATCGCCAGAAGAACCAGAGGTAATGTTTCCAGCAGTAGAAGTAATTGCGCCAGAAGCAGTAATTGTTCCCGCAGAAACAGCTAAGTTACCTGTAGATACAGTTGCTCCACCAGATACACCCAATGCGCCTGTAATGTTTAACGCTTGGCCCAATGTGGTTGTTGTAGATGCCTCTTTAAGGTTTCCTGCCGTATCAGAAAAGACAGCCAAAGCGTTCGCAGTAGACGCGCCTCCAGAAAATGTAACACCTCCGGCAGATGGGTCTGCGTTCCATACAATGGCACTGATACCAATGAATTGTGGTAATGGTTCGACAAGCGTGTAGAAGTTACCAGCATGAACGGAACCCGCGCCAACAGCTACGTATTGGCCAGCTTTTATTTGTTCAATGACTTGTTGGTCATCTGAACGCTCAAGGATGACACTTGAAGCGATTGCACGAACAACGTACACACCTTGTTCATAAGTGTTTGTTTGGGTTTGAAGCAATACACGGTCGCCAACTTCTACGGCAACGCTGTCGATAGTCAAAGACGATGCAGCAACGGTTAGTGTAGCACCAACGCCATTGTTACTAGGGCCATTGCTATAAACACCTGCGATATTTGATGTTGAAGCCAAACGCACAGGTGTTAACCATGGTGAAAATACTGTTTGTGAAAAGTGAATAGTCATTTTAAATTCCTTTTAATTAATAGTAATTACCCTTTGAAGTTAGCTAACTTCCCCATACCAAATCAGTAGCTGTTGTACCTGCGCTGTTTATTCTAATAGAGAAAACAGGGTGCCATACGCCAGCAGCCAATCCGACAAGAGTCTGTTCCGTGCCGTCCCACTTTGTATAGGAAACGTCACCTTGCACACCGATATAAAGCCAGCGAGCGAATTCGACTGAACCGTTAGGCCCATAATAAGAGTCTGGTGTTGCATCGCCTGTGCGTGCGACTCCTGACATAACACGAGTTGGCCCCGTGTAAGCATTTGGGTCTAAGGGCTGTATAAGACATAGTTGTACGGCCATTCGTTATTCTCCTTGTTAAAGTTTGATGTAAAAATTCATGTACGTGCCAGGCTGCAACGCAGACGTTGCAAATGGCGTTGAGGTTCCAGGGCCATTCCCTGTATTGCCAGCAGCAGTTGTAAGATTCGTACCTTGAGCAAAACCAAATCCAAACCCTGCGCCTACGTTAGTAAAGGTGTAGGTGTGTGAGTGAGGTGGAAGGTTTGCAGCAACAAGCGTTGTGTTATACGCTTCCGCACCGCTCCATTGCCCAAGTGCTGTTGCAGTTAATCCCGAACCTGCTCCGGCCTCTGCCAATACTCGACCTAAAACCCTGGGTAGGGTTAAAGTCTTTCCAGCAATAAAGTCGTTTGTTGCACTTCCAGTACGACCACCAGATACAGGTGCCCAAGTATCAATAACCGCATCATAAACAGTTTTATAAAGCTGAAAAGTATCTTGGTTTGCGCGAGTCGTAGCACCCGAACCTACGTTACCAATTGACCCGTCATTCATTGGAACCCAGCCACCAGGTGCGGTAATTAAATACCCTGGTCGAACATCACCTGTTCTTGGAGTCGTATTAATAGAGTCAATTTGGTCGTAAGAATCAAACTCAAGCTCTGGGTCAATGTCGCCCAAGAACAATGCGGGCTTGATAAAATACACGTCACAAGGAATGCCCAATGGCATTTCAATCTGTATATAAAGCGCATCATCATTAGTGGTTTGCCCTGGTGTTCCTAGGGATTTTCCCGCAACTGATGGAATGGCAAAGTTAAAGGGAAACCAAGTCCATGTGGTGGTAAGGCTTGCTGTGCCAATCAAAGTTCTAACTTCGGCACTTGCAGCCGTTCCTGAGCCAAAATACTGTCGTACATAAATGTTTATATCAGTAGGCGTTGCTGCCACTGCCGCCCAAAAGCCAAAGGTCATCGATTGGTTTGACAAATTCTTAACTTTTTGGGTTATAGGGAGCTGGAAGGATTTATACGTTTCACCTGCCGGACTGTTCGTACACTGGTAGCGCACATAATCAACGGGCGTTACATCGCCTGTTAGCGGATAACTTGCCAAGGGGAATAATGGAAAAAATATATTGTCGGCTGCGTTGGTATTGCTTTTAACAAATCGAATATCAGGGCCAAGCGTTCCATAGGTTCCAACAACAGGAACACTCGTTGCCGGAGTAAATCCTTTGTGATTGGATGGCGCTATAACCAAGTTGGTAGACAAAGAGTTATTGGGTGCAATATTGCCCGCAATGTCATCAATGTGGTTGATAAACTGGTTATTTGTAATGTAGTTTACAATAGGAATGTAACTTGTGACGATGCCACCGCCTCCGCTACCAGGAGGGTAGAAGTCGTCTACCGTCCAAAGCAAATTATTTTGAGAGTCGTAAGCTTCTAAATAATAGGTATCGGCTAAATCGTCACTATCTACTGCCCAATAAAATGGGCCTTGCGTGCCGTTTAGGTCAAAAAGAATAGGGTTAGTCCAAGGAATTGTCCCTGCTGGGTCTTGGTAAACAGTTTTCTTTTCTGTCTTATTTAAAGAACGATACGTGTATAGCTTTGCTCCGCCAGCCACGCCACCGCTATTGTCTATGATTACCCACTTTGGAGTAGGTGCCAGCAAGTAACTTATCGTCATATTCACATTCCTTGTGAAATTATGTATCTATTCTAAAGCATTTTCATTGATATAAATAATGCTTGTTTTTTATCCACCAAAACCACTATAATGTATTTTTGTTAACCAATCGGATTTCTATGATTAGTTTATTGCTGTTTGGCTTCCTAGCCTACAACGTCATTCAAATGTTCATCACAAAAGACATCGACTTTTAGTCTTTGCTCATTGTCGCCATTTTTTTAACTAGGTCAATCAATACGTTTCTAGGTAACGAGTACGCAGCGCCAGCAGCCATTAACGCATTTCTGTAGGGCTTAAATTTCATATATCTTCGATATTCATCTTGGCCTTTTGTCAGTAAATCTGCAATATCGCCATGACCTTGTTGTCTCATTGAGTTTTTCATCTCATTAAGAATGTTACCCCTAACCTCAAGACCTGCTCGCCCATGCGCACGATTTGCTTTAGAGAACCGGTCTTTTGACATACCACCTGCATGTTTACCAAGGTCTGATTGTAGGGAAAATAATTTGTTATAGTCCCCATAACCTGCATCATCAATCAAGTTACGGTAAGGAGTGGTATTAGGCAAGAACTGTCTTGTGTCTTCTATCAGGTCTGGGTTAACTTCCAGTGGCCCCATATTCCTGGTTTTACCCAATTCACGAGCCTTAACAATGTTCTTACTTGCGCCCTTGCGTGTAAGGTGTGGTAGTAGTTTCAAACTACGCAACGCATTAACACCACCAATCACATCAGGGGCGATTTCAATGCCTTTTTGCAGCACATTATCCAATGTGGTTCCCGCGCCTTTTTGACCCCAAACATCGGCATAATTTGCCGTATCATTGGGAAGGTATGAAGACAATGGGTGTTCAAATGGCTTCCCTCTTAATTTCTCTATAGGCCATTCGCCTAAAGACGCTAAGTCATGCGGTAGGTTATGAAGATTTCTACCCGCATGAGTTAAGCCAATTAAAACGTCTCTTGGTATTCTTTTCCAAGCGCTTTCCTGGTTGTCTTCTTGAGGTACTTCACTCCAATCAGACTTCATGGGTGCGCCTTGGCTTTGTGGTGGTGCCTCTGTTACGACTTCCCAATCAGACATTTGGAACCCCCATTTTTCGAGCCTCTTCAAGAGTTACCATCTTGGTTACGCCAGTTTTGTTATTTCTAACCTGGATTTTTCTTTGTAATCGCTCTTTTGTAGCCTTTTCAATAGCACCTACATCAACCATTTTATTAACTTGTTTGATTGCATCAGTTTCGTTATAACCTTTTTGCAATAATTCAGATATTATTTGAAGTTTTTTATCAGCAATATCATGGAGGGCTATAGCTGATTTCAATTTTCCTTTTGCTGATTCGGGTGTATCATGCCCTGTAATTTTCTGTCTTTGAGCCAAATCAAACTCTCTAACTAGGGGCTTTCCACCAAATCCCTGTACAGTTGAAGCAATAAAACTTTCTCCAGTTCCAGTAAGGTCTCCAATTAACTCTTTTTCTTCTGGCGTTCCCATGACTTTTAAATATTCCAACTGCTTATTTTGAAATCCAGGTATTTTGTTACGCATATTCAAGTACACCGGATTAGTAATAATGCCTGTCATCCTATCCAAAACAGCACCAGAATTACTTAACCCAAGCTGGCTTTCACCAATTTGTTTTAGCGCATCAGCACGGTATTCGCCTTCTTTCTCAAGTTGCTTAACGGTTCCTTTATACTCACCTGTGTTTTGAGCGTAGGTTTTTGGCGGAATACCCTTTGTCAGTTCAAGTTTCATTGAGCCGTCAGGGGTATTCACATCTTCTTCGTAAACAGGCTCGCCTTTAGCGTTATACCATTGCTCACCTTCAAGGGTTACACCATCTTTAGGACGGTTACCCATTGGTGGTGCCATTGGTGCCGATTGCTGCCCAGCATCGTTTGGCATCTGCATTGGTTGCTGTTGTGGTGCTTGTTGTGGTTGGCCTTGTCCTGGCATTTGTCCCATTCCAGGTTGACCTTGTCCACCACCAAATACACCTTTAAGTTTGTCAGCAAAGAAATTAGACAAGGAATTACCAAGCTTTTGTCCTGGCCCTTGGTTTTGTTGCTGCATTTGCGCAAAGATATTGTTGGCATTTCCACCGCCCATACCAGCATTGACTGCTTGTTGAAGCGCTTGTTTTGCTTGGTGGCTTCCCATATTGGCAATAGCTGAGTCATTACCTAGCAGTTTAGCCATAAATTGTGGCCCCATTAGATTAGCATAAGCCAACTTGCTAGCAGCTTCTGCTTGCGTTGTCAAAGGTGCGTATTGTTTTTTAATATCGTTAATTTTACGCAAAATCATTTCATTGCTAAGTTTATTCATTCCGCCCATAGCAGTAACAAGTCCGCCACCTGGGCCAACGTCAGGAATAACTCTTGGTAATGGTAGAGCCATAATTTATATCCTTATGAAAAGCTGCCAATGATGCCGTCAACTCCGCCAAGCATATTCCACCAGTCATTTTGCTTGCCAGCCTCTTTGCCATAAGCAGCATCACCCATTTGTTGACCCATGTTGTTGTACATATTCATTAATGAGTTTGCAGAGTTTTGGCCACCTTGCATTAAATTCTGTTGGCCTTGTCCGTATTGGGAATTGATACCAAGTGCATTTTGCAGCCAGGAGTCCATCCCTTGCTGGCCAATGTTAGCGGCATTTTGCTGCATTTGCTGCATTAATGCGGAACTTCCCATTGTACCGTTAGCAGAACCTGCATTGATACCAGCATTTTGTGCCTGACCCTGTAAATAAGAGTTATACGGGCTTTGCTGGTATTGACCCATTAAGTTATTAATAAAATCTGCTGGGTCTTTTTGTCCTTTAAGCCATTCCTGATAATTACCAAGACCTTCTTTACCTGCGTCAAGATAGGGTTGTTGTACGCCTTGACCCATTTGCAGGTACTTTTGGTATTGCTCCATAGCTTTATCATAAGGCTTGCCGGAGTTGCCAAACATGCCACCCAATAAGCCGCCAAGGCCGCTTCTAAACATGCTAGAGTCAAAAGCCATAGTCATTTATCCTTGTCTATACGAAATTAACCCAAGCCCCATTCTCATAACCCTGGAACTTGTTTAATGTCGTGTTATAAATTGCAAATCCATTTTGCACGTTTTGTAATGCGTTACGCTCTGCTGTAGTAATTCTTGGGAATTGAATTCCATTTTGCGTCAGATAACCCTGCAATGTTTCAACAAACGTTGCCATGAAATCTGACCAGACACCGCTTAAATAATCCCCGCTCTTTGTTACTGGGTCATACGTTGGGAAGTTGTCAAAATTACGCGCCATGTATTACTCCGGTAATTGTTCAAATACCCATGCTGCACCCAATACCACAAAAGGAGTCTTATTAAAAAACTCAATCTTAGGGGTATACCCTTGTCCTCTAGGGGTTGTTCCTAGTTTTCTCCAAACGCTTCTAAAGGTTCTTTGGCCAATGCTTCCCATAGGTGCCTTAGTTAAATTCCCATAAGTTTGGCCACCGTCTTTTGATATGGATAAAAAGATAACTGGCGTCTCTTCATTAATAACCACAGGAACAAGTTTGATGGTATTAACACCGCTTCCCGATGTAGTTATGTCGATTGAGATTCCATTCAGTGCGTCTTGTTGAGTTAAAGCAAGCCTGATGGTCGCGGGAATTCCTGTGTTTAATCTAATAATAAAATAGGTCGTGTTTTTGGCGAGAGGCGCGGGTAACGCCCCGTTACTGTCAAGTCGAACTGCTTCGCCTGTTTGCCAAAACTCTTGTAGGTCTGCGATTGTAATAATGTCAGTGGCCGCATTGGCTGTAAAAGGCGATGTAATATCCAAAAGCTGTTCAGCACCTTGCAATACGTCTAATTGAAATCGGTCTACACGTAGTCTTGTATAACCTTCTGGTGTCATTTGACGACCAATTCTCATGCGTCTAATTGCTTCACCTGCATTGGACGAGATGCGGTCATCTACCCTGTAAAATATTGGTGAATTGTAAGAGCCGTAATAATTAACGCCATCAAAATAAGCGTGAGTTTGGGCGGGGTGCCTATTGCCATTTAATACCTCTTCTTCATGCCATTTAGGCGATTCTTGCGTACTCATGGACACATTTAATACAAATGTATGGTTTGAGGTCGTAAAGTTGAGTCTATAAAATATAAGGCCATTCTCTTTAATTAAAATGCCACGCGCATCATCAACACCCGTGGTTGCAGCGTATTGGGCAAGTTGATAATCCAATGCTCGGTTACTTACTGGGATAGATTCGGTTCCCCGTACTTCCATAACCCCTGCTAGACCATCTTTGTCTTGAGCCAAAAAGAACATGCGGTCAAAACCTACGGCCACACTACCTATTGCGGGCGTCCCTACTTCCATAAGAAGCGAATTATTGCGCCTAAAAGGTAAATTCGTGCCTACACCTGCGTTTTCCCAAACCTCGGTATAATTTTGAGAGAAGAAAAATATGCGCCTATGAAGGGTTCTACAGGCAACAATTGTGCCTGGATGGGATGTAATTTGACCCAATTGCACCTGGCCAAACACATTAATTGTATTGGTTGGCGCACCATTCGTGGTTAAGTCAATCGCTGTTCCTGTTATAGCATTGGCATAGCTTGTCGCAAGCTTAATTGTGCCTGGGTTTTGACTTGCAATACCAATTCGTATCACATAATAGGTTTGTGGTGGGCCAACTGCCAATGGTGCTGGCAATGTTCCTGTTGTTGCAAAAGTAACGGGAATGCCTGTTGCGAAATTGGCATTGCTAATGCTTAAAGTCAGTGTGTCTGTAGTAGAATCGGCTGTAAATGTAGCTGTAGCGCCACTCCAAACCATCCCTTGGTTGTAAGAACTTAGTTGAAATTCATTTGTTCCGCCATGAGCAACAACAAAAAATCCATCTAAATAACACACATCTACGGGCGCTGCTGGAAATCCTGTATCGGTAATGGGTTGAAAGTTAGTGGCGTTAGTGTCCCAGATGTAGCCCGCTTGGCCATCAACAAAAATCACCTGAAAGGTATTAGCATCAATCCCCACATAACCTGCGCTGGTGCCAATAGTGCCGATAAGAGTATTAATGAGATTGCCTGTGGTGCCTGTAGTTCGATATACAGAAGTTCCATATACTTGGTAAATGGCGCCGTCAAATACAAAAGTTTGTCGAGCGCCACCTGTCTCAGCGCCAAAAGGTAGCATCGTATCAACCAAGCCCGCTGTAGGTAGCATTGACTTAGGTCTTTTGCCTTGTGGGTCAAGATACTCAAACATGTTAACAGTGCGTTCCGCATTTATTGTACTCACACGTTGGTTGTCGTAACTGCCTACTATGTCATAATCTTTTGCATCATTATTAGCCATAATTAGTACGCCAATATATTTTGCCAGTAGAACGGTTCAGCTCTGCTTAATATTGCAGATGGTCTGATAGTTAAATCCGTTTCGTTGGCATTTTTAATGATGTTCATATATTCCTGGTAGGTGTCCTCATTTTGTTGAGGCCAATTACCGGATGGGTAATATGCAAGGAATCTTCGGCTTAAAGTGAACTTTAATAGCCCGTAGTAAAAAGGTGGCATTTGCCCTAAATTGCCATTTGCAATCACACTGTCCAGCATGCTTTTCACGCCTAATTGGCATGGATATGGTTGGTCGGGTGATGGATATAAAGTAATAAAACTTTCTTCGGCTTGTTTATCTAAAAAGATAAATCCTGGGCGAGTATTTAATGGGGTTAAACGAGTAACGCCATAATATTGGGCTTTGTTAATTATTTGTAATGGGTAAATAATGCCTTGACCTGCGCTTGGCACGGTATAGTTGGCATAACTTAAATCTACGACTCGGTTAGTAATAACATCTGCCGGAACCATATCTGATAATGAATAGGTACGCTGGCCTACAACCATGTCAAAGCTAACGGTGGTGATATAGGGTATAAAAATACTATCAGAGTCATACATGGCTAGAATTTCATTAATTAATTCCAAACCTGTAGATAGCATAAACGAGTCAGGAGTTTCGTTTGTACCCAGTTCACCAAGCAGGTAAAGAGAGTTTGTAATTAACTCGTTGACCGTCTTTACGACTTGGGACATGGCGACCTCCTTATGATGAAAAAATCGTTTTATACTTTAACTCGACCCTTTTATCATCTATAATGCACATATGAATTCCATAACTAAAACTTGTAAAATTCACGGTGTTTTACCATTGTCTGATATAAGAACAATGGGCGGAAAACATCGATGTCGAATTTGCAAGCAAAATATAGATCGAAAATATGCAGCTACTAATTCTGCTAAATTGCTATACAATCGAATGCATTCTCATTTAAAACAAAAATTCAATTTAACCCATAATGATTATGAACAAATGCTTGCGTTACAAAACGGTCTTTGTGCTATTTGCAAACAACCAGAAACTCTCAAAGGAAGAAAATCAAAAAGATTTCCTGAGCATGCAGTACTGGTTAAGCGTCTTAGCGTAGACCATAATCATTCATCGGGTAAAATTAGAGAACTGCTTTGCCATAACTGTAATGTGCTTCTTGGCAATGCAAAGGACTCTATTAAAATCTTACAAGATGCTATTTCATATCTAAAAAAACACGAAACATCGACATGGGG